CCCCGATATGTTTGGAGTGGCGGATAATTGCAATCCGGCCACTGTAGACTATTTTATAGAGGTTTTCGGTTATCAAGAAGCTGTTGAGCTCTCAAATATAGATAATCCGACTGGGAACCAAATTAACTACGATAAGATCCAGATCGCTCTCAACGACGCCGCGACTCTTATCAACAATTACATCCTCACAGCGCCTCCCCAGGGCAAGATCCTGATCGCTGGGTCGTACCGCCGCACACAGGCCATCCTCGCGAGATGGTACCTAGATACCCTTCGGCCACGTCAGCAAGTCATTGACGCCGCTGAGAAGGCCCTTGAGCAGCTTGATCTGTGGGCCGCTAAGGCTTCTCCATCTACCGGATTGAAGTGGCAGGAAGCCTACCGCTACTGGGGTAGTGGATGCACGATGACCAAGAGCTCATACAGAAGAGGCCGGAGCTTTACCGAACCCTCAACGAGCCGCTGGGTGCTTCGCGAAGGAGGCAACAATCGCTGGTGGCAGTTCCCACGCAAGGAGGCGATCTCGGCCAACAGGATCAACTCAGAAGGTCTATCTAACTCAGCCTCTCAAATGTCCTCCATTATGCCGGAATCGGCTCTGGAGGTCAATGAACTCTTTGACGCACTTGAGACGACCAGAGGATTGGCCTCATTCACCAACACAGAGGACGCCGTGGATCCGGCCGATGGAGACACACTCAACGCAACCAATACAACGGAGAGCGCTGACGGCAACTTCGATAACTATAACGGCCTTCAGGAGGGCAATACTTTCTAACCATGAGCAATCAACCCTACGGATACGACCCATTTAACGCGGGCCCTGCTGATGGCAGCGCTTTCCTGCTCCTTGATGGAGCCGGTGGTGGATGCTACTACGACTCTACTTACGGCAACATGGGAGGCCGAGTAGGAGTGTTTCCTGACGGAACTCCGTACAAGCAGGACGCAGCCGCCCTCAGACAGTACATTATGTCCCTAGAAGCGGCTAGGAAGCTTCAGGACCTAGCCGACGTAAACTTCACTAGGAACGTAAAGCCTGGAGACGCGCTTCTCTACAATCATACTACAGGTAACTGGGAGCTTCAGAACTTCATCAGTGGCGGAGCCTGGTAACCATGCTACTCGAAATCGAGAACCAACTCCATAGGAGAGTGCACAAAGTGCTTGGGCAGAGCGCCGTGGTGCTCCGCCTCGCGGAGGAGCTCGATGAGTCGGGGAGAGTGGCCGAGCAGGCCATGATAATTATCAGTTACGCCAACGAGAACTCCACTAACTCCAATAAGGGCGCTTACATACCAACAGTAAGAACTAGATCCCTAAGTTACTCCATCACCATCATCCAAAAGCAGACGCAGAGAGAAGGGCATAGTTTTGCTCTACCTCTGATGGACATGATCTACGACTCCGTAACTGGATGGGTACCGGAGGTTCCGGGTCTAGAATTCCAGACCGGTTTTGAGCCTGGGACTGGTAGATTCGTTCAGGTTACGGAAGCCTCCCAATTCATCTATGAGATGACATTCACAATCGAAGTCAATCTCGCTGATGGTAGGTTTTACTCCCAGCCTTGTGCAGCCTACGATCCTATCTCCCTTGGGGACTTTCTACCGCAACGTAGTTGTCTTATTACCGCGGATGGAAAGAATACGGGCATCGCGATATGGAGGAGGAGGATCGGACCGGACGAGGAGCAGGAGTATCTCGTTGAGGATCCTAGATGTGATAGGGACATAGCTGATAACTTAGACATAGTTTGCAATCCTGCTCTAGATGGACGGGCAACTTACACGTTCACTCCTCGCGTGGCGCTATCCTTCAATGCTCAGGGCAACCGCGTAGTAGACAACTCGAAAGTTGTAACAGGAAACCTTCAGAAGGTGTGGAAATGCTATAAAGACCATACCGAACCCTACCCTCCGTGGTTTAAGTTAAATATAGACTCGGCTTTGTGGCGAAACACGATAGGCACAGTGCCCAATACAAAACCGATCACATCCGCAAAACAGGACCTGTACCTAGAAACGAACCCAGCGTACGGTAAATTAACATGACTTCACTTTTCTACTCCGTCTTCGCCTCACTTTTAAGCTTTAAGGGAGCAGCTCAACTCGCTCACTGGAATGTTGTTGGGAAGGACTTCTACCAGCTCCACCTGCTCTTTCAGAGAGTCTATGAGATCTTAGACGCTCAGACCGATACTTTCGCGGAGCAGGCCAGAGGACTGGGAATCGAGATCACTGCTCACGTCTTCAATCAAGTTCCGGAGATAGAGTGGACGACTTCCACGGACCTCGTGGAGTGGCTACTGACGCTGTGCATGAGATACAAGTCCGATCTGGAACTTATCAGGGATGTTGCGGAGCAGGAGAAGCAGTTTGGATTTGTCAACGTTATTGAAGGATTCCTGACAGACAGCAATACGCTCTGTTACCTCATGAAGTCGGTGCTAGAAGTCTAAGCACGGGCATTAAAAAAGCCCCAGCGCATTGCTTGGGGCCCTCTTTGTATTCAGTTGTGTAGAGAACTTAGTTCCAGGAGATGCAAACGTTATGCACTCCTCGGGAGATAGGTCCTAGTGCGCTAAAAGATGCCGCAGACAGGTCAATGACCCTACCGCCAACAAATGGTCCGCGGTCGGTAATCACTGCTCTAGTGCTTCTACCATTAGCAGACACTGTAACAACCGTTCCAAAGGGTAGCCACTTGTGCGCTGCTTGATTAGACCAGGTATCAAACCTGCGTCCAGAAGCCGTAATACCTCCTTGATATCCGTCCCCTAAGCCGTAGTAACTTGCTTGTCCACATTGTCTTCCTGCGTGTGCAGACAGAGGAAGAAAGGAGAGCGCGGCCAGGCCGAGGGTAACAATTACTTTTTTCATGAGCTCCAATGTAAGGAACATACCATTCCAGGGTCATCTTTGCAATCTGCAATTGTTTATAGATGAGTTAGAGATGCTATGACAAGTGCCCGGCGATACACGAGAGGACTCGGATCGAAAAACACTTGAATTTAACTTTAAACTAAACAGAGGGGATTACTGTAATCGCATAAACAGTTTTCTGCCTTCTTTGATGTTAGACAGAAGAGTAGATACTGATACAGGCCGGTGTCCTCCATTACTAATTATACCACGGCACTTAGGGTACTTGGTTGGAGGGTAGCCAGTTCGGCGAAGTAGCACAATATCGGGAGCGTCCGCCCCAACCCACTGAGTCGGTTTTTTCGCTCTGTGCATGAGCGTAGGCTCCTCCCTGAGAAAGAGGGAGAAGCCGTGAGTCGCTCTAAAGTAGTCGTTTATGTCATCAAAGGTACTCATTTGAACATCGAATTGAATACGGGGATGAGATCCTGAATGGTGACGGATCGTCCATCCTCCTCGTCCGTACGCTGCGAGACCGTTTTGGTGCTGGAGTCAGCGGACTTCCTGAAGATCTTATCGATCTCAATCGAGGAGAGCCAAGCATTGGCCACTGGGAGCTCATAGATACCGTAATTATACCGCATCCAGGCCCAACACCAGGCATGAGCCACCTGGAAGAGGGCCGCGACTTTTTCCGCCTGGGCTTCGGGACAAAGATACAAGATGCTGTCGTGGACGCTCATGCAGAACTCCGCTTCCAACTCGTACTTATCGATGAGCCACTCCATAGCGGTCATGAAGGCGTGGAGCATGGCACTCCCGGTGGATTGGATGCACCAGTTGTTCCTCATGGTCCAGAAGTCCGTTCCCACACTCGAGGGGCGGAAGGCTGTGGACATCTTGGTGCCGCTGAGAGGATTGATTGGGCAGGGCATGTTGGCAATCCGAGCCATCTCGTTGTATGCGTAGGAGTCGGATCCACCGATCAGGGTCTGGGAAAGCCTCGAGGCTTTTTCGCCCTTCTTGATCTTGATGAGTTTCTTACCCATCTCCATGGCCTCCTTCATCGGGATGCTTTTGTTACCCTTGCGGATCGTATTGGCCAGGGTCTTAGCTCCGCATCCGTACAACATACCATAGTTACAGCCCTTGGCGATGGCACGAGTGATTCCGATGGCTTTAGCGGTCATTGAGTGCATATCGCTTCCATCGTCCTTAGATCCGGCGAGGATGGAGTGGGAGAACTGAGTACTCCCGGCCAGTTTATGATGGGAGTCGGCAAAGATCGAGGCAACCACGGCCTCCTGGGCATCGAAGTCGGATTCGACGAACACGTAGCCCTCTGGAGCTTGGACGCGAGTCTTGATCTCACTGCCAATCTTATCGTACTTCGGATCGGGCACAGTCAGCCAGAGATTCTCCCCAGCGCGATTGGTGGAGGTGTTATGAGGCACTGATGCTGGCACGATAAGTTTGAATTTGCTCCCGCTAGGCGTGTCTACGGTCTCTACATTCTGCTCTCGCACACGTGAACGAACAGACGTCCAGTAGGCGACATTAACAGCGAGCGAGATAAGCTCTCTGGCCTGCGGGAGGTCGGAGTCCAGAATCCCGGACTCAAAATCCTCTACGTAATCTTTGGTCAGAACTCCGCCAACGTTAACACCCTCTCCGTCCTTGTGCGGAATACGAACGTATGAGCCACTATCCTCGTCCATATAGCACCAGCCCTTCTCAGTGAAGAACCGGATGGGTTGATTATCCCACTTGAGGCGGAGCAGAAGGTGGGAAAGGCGGTTCTTGGTCGAGATTCCTTCGATGACGGGTTTGCCATCCACTAGGTCCTTGGCGGAGACGCTCCTCACCCATTTGGGAACTCCGTACCACTTCGAGCTGGGCTTTCCAGCCTTGGTGAGCTTGAAATTTGCCTCCCAGTCGAGCTGTGAGAGCCACGGATCTTCCTTGATGTCCTCGTCATTAAGCTCTCCCTCATTCCATGCCTCGTAGATCTCAGTGGCCATCTTGCCCAGGATCTCCTCCTGGCGCGCGATAGAATCCTCCCATTGCTTCTCGCAGTAAGCGAACCAATCCTCCCAGTCAGAGACCACAGGGAGTTTAGCGGCGGCGATTCCGAAGTGACCAGCAAGAGTGGTCAGGGACGGGTTGTTCTGGAGATACTTGAGAACGAGAATCGAATATAACTCGAAGGTGATCTTAACGTCGTTGAGAGCGTACTGGATGAGTTCGTCCTGCTCTGGCAGGAAATCCTCCATAGAGGTAGCTTCTACGAACGTATTACGGATCTTCTTGTCCTCCTGCTCGAGAGGGATCGCGGGGCGACAGTGGAAGTTATAGCAGTCGATGAGGTTGTTCATCGAGCCCTTATCGGCCCAGATCGGATCGGCTTTGTAGGTGGCTTTCTTCGCCTGTTTCTGAATATACCACCATCGCTGGCCGGAAGCGAGGCCGGAGACGTTGATGTGGGCTGACATGGTGTCAAACCACGAGTTGGTCTTTCCGAGGACGTAGGCTTCAGCCGTCCGAGGGCGGTCGTAGGCTACGTTATGCGCGATAAAGACTCCGTCCTTGCGACCTAGGGGGACGAGCATCGGCTCATAGGGGACTTTGGGATTGACAAAACTCGGATGCATCCAGATGTAGTAAGCTTTGTCGGTAACGGCCGTGGCGAGAATCGGATGGGCGAAGTCGCTTCCCTTCACGAAGGTCTCGCAGTCAAATACTCCGATCTGCTCTTCGATACCATCCACGACTTCGGCAGCTCCGTCGAATGGGTACTTAACCCATCCGGCATGGAGGAAGTACTTTGTCTTGTCCGGGGCGTCGGGGACTTCCGTATAAGCAAAATCCTTCATGAGCCGGACGCGCTTAGCGGTGACTTCCTTGGAGATGGTGTCGAAGTGATCTTTGATTGTGGGAGCCTGAAGTTCCGGAAGATCGAAGTCGTCGATGAAGAAATTCTCGGGGTTTTTAACGGGAAAGTTAACGCCAAACCCCTCCATCTCCTCGGTGACTTCGAGGACTTTCTTTTTTCCCAGATCTTTGGCCTGAATGCCGTCTCCAAACACCTTGGCGTTCATCGAGTCTGAAAGGACTACATAACCTAAGGAGTTGAGTTTGGACATAGAACCTGAAACTGTATATATCTATAGTATCACGAAAAAAGCCCCCAAGTCAAGGACTGGGGGCCGGCTCTAGTACTGGTCCGAGGCCTCGAGGCAGCAGGAGGGAGCCCACCACTCGGGAGGCTCGTTTTTCCATGTAGCGAATCTCCACTTCATCCAGTTGTAGTAGTTGCGATAGGCTTGGACCGCGTTCCCATCGACTTTGCAGAAGTCTGGCATCGCTTGAGCAGGAGGAGTGTATCCCAAGTCCGGAAAGTCAAACACCACAGATTGTAAATCTATGGACTTAAGGCTTTGCTTACCTGAGTGTTCCTTACCGTATCTCAGGTTAAACTCCTCGCAGAGATGCCAGGTGAGTTTCCATGTCCATATGAAATTTCCCACCGACTCCTTGACCCATTTGGTGCATGGATGATTCTTGAAGCCTCTCACGGAGTAGAAGTTACCGTCTTTTTTACGAGCCGGGTTCAATCCGTGGTGGTCGAGAGCAACACTCATCATCTGGAGGTGCTCGATGATCATCTTGTTGACATGCTTATCGCAGTGGGCTTTTGCAGCCTCCTGGGGATCATGGTCGAGGAAGAAGATGTTCACTTACTAAAAAACCTCTGGATAGATTGATACTATCACAGAGGAGAAGGCCAGGTCAAGAGGGATTGTGACAGTTAAACGTCGTACTCCTTACACTCCGGAGCTTCGGGGTGCTTCTTGCAATACTCATCGAGGGAGATGATCGTAGACTCGGAATTGTCCAGGTGTTGGATTCGCACAGAGGCATTTCCGCTAAGCTCGATGTTGTCAGAAAAAGTGATGGTTTCCATGTTTGTATTTAAACCATGGGAGATACCGGGATCGAACCAGTGACTTACTGCTTGTAAGGCAGCCACTCTACCGCTGAGTTAATCTCCCGATGCCTGAAAGAGGACTCGAACCTCCACGGGGTTACCCCCACTGGTACCTAAAACCAGGGCGTCTACCTATTCCGCCATTCAGGCAAAGTCTCCTTTATATCTTTGATCTGGCTTCTTAGTTCCAGAAGCATCGATTTTATCTCGTCGAGTTCCTCGTGGATGTCCTGATGGTGGAATCTTAGAGGCTTTTGGATGAGCTCGTTGAACTTCTTTTTCTTCATAGAAAGTGTTTGGAGATGGGCTAGTGCTCCTTGAGGGGATCGAACCCACCTATATCCGATTATGAGTCGGGTGCTTTCACCAGATAGCTAAAGGAGCTAGTAGGACTGCTGAGAGTCGAACTCAGTTCACACCGTTATAAGCAGTGGGCCTTAACCGATAGGCGACAGTCCCTTACCTAGTCTTTTGGCTTTTGGTGTATGTACATTATACCATAGATGGGCACAAAGATCAAGAGAAAGCTCAGTACTCCGACGATCGCTGTGTCATATGTACGCAACGTCTCGTGAATCCACGGGGATAATTGAGCCAGAGGAATCTTTGACGAGAAATACAGCATAGTGTCCCGGAAAATCAGCAGATACGCATTGTATTATACCCGTTTTCCAGGTACTTTTGTACACGAAGCCAATCCGCTGACCTCTCACCGGTCCGAATGGATTGACGGGGGTTGGGGGAACATCGACTCGAGAACGTTAACCTGCCCCGCAATCACTCCCACAACGAGCAGAATACCGGCCACCACCCACTTAAACCTTGAGAGATCGTCGACCCTTGAGCTTAGAGTATTTATCTTTGTCTCCGTATCCTTGGCCTCGCGCCGATTAGCGGCTCTGAGCTCCTCAAGGAGCTTCATTATGGCGGTATCGGATTGGATACTTTGGTCAAGACGCTCCTCATGGCGAACCAGAATCTTCGCTACGTTCTGGTTTGCCTCAGAGATCTTATTCACCGCAGCCTCGAGTTTGGACAACATCTCCTTCGAGAGATCCTCGTAAACAACTAATTTTTCCTCCAGAACGGCCAGTCTTACATCCGAAGTTCCGAAGAGGTTGGCCATTTTGCTGAGGAGTTGGAGAATTTGCTACCAAATTATCTTTAAACACGGCAAAAACGGAGGGCGGGAGAGTCGAACTCCCAAGGGCTTTAACACCTCGACGGTTTTCAAGACCGCTGCAGTCGCCAATCTGCTTGGCCCTCCTGGCTGGGGTAGTAGGACTCGAACCTACGACATAGCGGTTAACAGCCGCCCGTTCTACCAACTGAACTATACCCCAAGCCCTCGACTGGATTTGAACCAGCAATCTTCGCTTTACAAGAGCGCTGCATTACCGTTATGCTACAAGGGCGAGTGGGAGTAACTGGATTCGAACCAGTGCTCTTTCGATTATCAGTCGAATGCTTTTACCATCTAAGCTATACTCCCATTATTTTCTTTTTGTTTTACTTTAAAATACTTGGACCTAATTGAACTTGCTTTTGATTTATTTGCTCCCTTGTAATTATGAGAGAGAGAATGACAATTTGGGCATAATACTTGCAAGTTTTCTTCTGCGTTATTCGAGCAATCGCCGTCAATGTGATGAATTTCTAGCGGTACATTACCAGTATATTGGTTTATTTCGCTCCATCCACATAAAGAACAACAACTCTCAGCTTTTTCTATAAGATAGTTTTTTATAACAGAGCTTATCTTGTATCCGGCTCTTATAGAGCTTTTAGGATTTTGTTTCCATTTTTCTATAATTTGAGACCTTTGAAATTTAACTTGACAGCTATTTGAACAATACTTTCCCTTATTGTGATAGGAACTATATTCAAAAACTTTAGAACAATTTAAGCACTCTGCAATTTTTAAACTTTTTTTCTTTTTCTTGGGAACTTTTTTATTATTCCAACTTGCCGAACAAGATTTGCTACAAAATTTGGGGTTTTTTGTGTTTACACCGCACTGTAAGCAATTGTTCATTTTCGAAAGATACTACTGATATCTTTCAACACCCTTGGTAGGATTCGAACCTACGACTAACCGATTAGAAGTCGGATACTCTATCCAGGCTGAGTTACAAGGGCATGAGGCGCTTCGGCGCCTGGGCGAGGGTATCCGCCTACGATCACCCACCAGAGGGTGCATCTACGATGCGGCTTAGGGGACCCTTCGTTTAAAACGCCGTTCCTTGGCGTTCCCGAGTCGGGATACTCAGATTTGAACTGAGATTATTCCTGTTCCCAAAACAGGTGCCATGACCAAGTTAGGCGATATCCCGTTTAGATTCAATGTAATTCAAGATTTGATTTTCTATTAAAAATTTATGCTTTGAATGCCAGACCTGATGATGATTAGGGCAGAGAGGTACGAGATTAAGTGGATCATTATTGTGTTTATTTTCATCTAAGTGATGAACTTCTACAATTAGATCAAAACCGCATACGCAACATTTCTTCTCATGGTGGTGAAAACAAATTGTTCTGTAATTATTTCCCTTTTGATGGTTAGGATTATTAAGTCCTGATCTAAATAAACTGTTATAGCAACCTGTGCTACAGGTTTGTTTTTTGGGATGCTTAAGAATTCCGCACTTAGGACACGGTGTACCAAACTTAGGATTTTGTACGCATTTAGAAGAATGTCTGGACAAATTTGGCTTTTTAATAAGCTTATTACAATACGGACATTGGACTATTGGATCATTTCGAGTTCTCCCCTTTTGTAAGTTAGCGAGTGAATTTGGGTGAATCATAGCAAGATCAATTTGAACCAGCTAAAATCTTTAAACCCAAAACAGGCGCGCTACCGCTGCGCTACACCCCGTTGTGCCCTAAGGCAACGCCTCCTGTGGGACTCGAACCCACGACCTACGGTTTAGGAAACCGTCGCTCTATCCAGCTGAGCTAAAGTGGCAAGTGCCCCATCGCCAGAAAGCGTTTAACACGTAAACCGCCTCATAAGGACGGAGCAGAGGTGGGGGCTTGGTGCCGGTTTGGATTTTTACCACCCAGGACTATGTAAACCAGCAAAGCCATCCTGAGATAACCTCGTTTTCCCTTGGGGGCGTCAATAGACGTCCGGGACGGTGATTGCGGACCGCAGCGACCCATACGGGATTTGAACCCGTGATCTCCACCGTGACAGGGTGGCGTGATAGACCACTACACTAATGGGTCAGAGGGCCACCGGCATTCCGGATTATCAGCTCCGGCGCAAAGTGGCGATGAGAGAGGAGGGAATTGAACCCCCGATGGTTCCTATGTAACGGTTTTACAGACCGCTGCTACACATATTGCCAGCAGTAGCCACTCTCCCACATGGGTCTGGTGGGAATCGAACCCACAACTTCCAGGTTAAAAGCCCGTTACTCTACCGTTGAGTTACAGACCCGAAGGGTTAAATTTTCAAGGTTCGGGATGGGTCGTTTCCCATCCATGAGACTAATATATCAGGGATAGACCGACTTGTAAATGGGGTGGTGGCCAGTAGTGCCACTGGCACCGGAGTGGCCATAAGCAAAAAAGAGGGAGAAGCTTTTGGCCTCCCCCTCTTGTTGCTATTTATAGAGTCGGTTTAACCTTTCTCCATTAGCAGACAAGAGGGGCCTCAGTCGGATATCTGTTGATATCAAACGAATGGGGGTTCTTGGCTGTGATGGAGACGGTGTTTTCCATGATAGTAATCTATAAACTATTCCTACTCAGATGTTGTAGGTTTTACCCAGCTGGTTCAAGGAGTGAAACAGCAGGACGAGAAAGGCGATGCTAGTAAGAGTGAAGATGACTTCTCCCATCACCATACACCGGGAATAACTTGACCCGTGAGAACGTAGGCACCCACCGCGGCTACAAAACCGAGCATAGCGAGCCTACCATTGAGCTTTTCAGCTTTTTCAGTGAAGATTTTGTCCATTAGAATACTCCGAAGAAGAAGTTGCCTGTAACGGCGTAAGAGATGAAACCAGCGATAACACCCATCATAGCCCAGCGGCCATTAGTGCGTTCCTTGACCTCGTAGGGAGAATACATTCCGTAATTCTCGTAGTACATTGTGGGCTCCTTTGCCCACATATTCTGCTGACCGTGTTCGTTGGTCGTTACTGTCATAATCCGATCCTTTCAGATTTCCTTAATCATCATATCATAAAAATGGGGGCCAGTCAAGGCCCCCGTAGCCACTATGTCAGGAGGTTCTGACAGATCAGAACTTGATACCCAGACCAGTGGTGAAAACTGGGGAGTAGGTGGAGTTGGCGCCGCCGTAGCTATTCCCAGCGTTGGTGGTGGGGAACTTCAGATCGGCAAATCCCACCAGAGAGTTGGTCAGACGACCCTCGATGCCAAGTGCCAGAACCACTTGACCCTTGCTACCCACCGCGGACTGGTAGTTGGCCTGAGTGTCATTGGCGAAAGGAACTTGGTAACCTACACCGGTGTAGATGTTCGCGCGGCTCACACCGGACTTAGCCTTGGCAACGCTCCAGTCATAGGAGAGCAGAGCACCACCAGCAGTGCCGATATTGCTATTAGGACCAGCAACAGCGTTCAGGTAAGGACGAACCGAGACGGCGTTCTGGTTTTTGAAAGTCTTAGCAGCGTAACGAGCTTGGAGGGTCGCACCGGAAATCGTACGGTTCTCGGTATAACCGCCACCATCAACACCTTGCTTATTCAGCAGAACGCCAACACCGACGTAGTTGCCAACACCTTGAGACTTCTGAGCTGCGGCCTTCTCAAGCCGTGCTACACGGACATTGGTAGCACCGAGCTCCCGAGCGAATTCCGCGCGAAGAGCAGCGGCCAGTTGTGCGTCAGCGGCGGTTTGGAATTCGGCGATCCGATCGAGGCAGGCGTTGGTCAGGGCGGCGAGCTGAGCGCGGGTAGCAGGCTCACCTGGCTTGAAGGTGCCATCGGGGAAACCCGCAATGCAGCCATAACGAGATACCAGGTTCGAGATGGCCTGATAGGACCACTCAGTAGGCTGAACGTCGCGCAGTTGACCGACGCTAGTTACTTGAGCCATCGCGGACATCGGAGCAATCATAGTAACTGCGCTGATAGCGCCAATTGCTGAGACGAGCTTTTTCATACTTTCTTAATGGTTATTGGAACAAAAAGAAGGGGTTACGCGTCTTTCTGGGCTGTCTGCCCAACGACTACGTTGTTATCCCCTAAGCGGGCAACCGGGATCGAACCGGTGACTGCAGCTTGGAAGGCTGAGATGTTACCTCTACACCATGCCCGCAGTGACTTCTCTGTTTGGGCTCCGAAGTGGTTACGCCTGAGAAGTATTATGTGATAATTTTATCAGATCTAGGGACGTATGTCAATCGATCTGTTTCAATTTATCAAAGTACTCTAAACCGATTTGGGAGCGTTTAGCAACAGCGGCTTTGGACTGACCTTTGGCGGCTTTGTACTGCTCGATAGAGTCGCGTACGAGGTTAACGTAGGGATCCTTATCGAACTCAGGTCTGTAGATGTCAATGAGCTTTCCCACCTTATTGAAGTCAACGATGGCCTTGTGAGGTTGGTCTTGGATCTTACCCGAGAGGCCGTAATCGATCAGAGTGGCATCTTTGCCCCCCTCTCCGTCAGTGAGAAACTGTTCGTTGTGCATGTCTCCGTGGTAGAAACCGAGCTTATGGAGGTCTTTGATGGCCGCAAAAGCTTTCTGAGCCTGATCAGTGGTCATTTTTACATCACGTTCCTTCTCATCCTCGGTGCGATTAAACCCTCCGGTCCACAGTGGCTTGCCTTTGGAGAAATCCATCTCAATGTGCGAGTCGGAAGCGCTATAGATTTTTGGAGAGTGGCCAAGCTCCCCCATCTTCTTGCCTAGCTCGACCTCGTGGGGGCCCCACTCCTTCCCCTCCTTGAGGGTTTTGACAACGTGACCACTCTGTGGATCCTGATACACAACGCCGTAGTTGCCTTCGGCTAGCTTTTTCATCTTGGAGATGTCTGGCATACCCGAAGGACTCTGACGCTGCTTCCCCTCCATCCTATCATCCCCACCCACCAGCTTCCACCGGCCATTAGCCTGTTTCTGAAGTGTATGACCGGTCTGCGGGCTTCGGTACACCTGCCCGGGAGTCGCTGTTTTCCGGATCGCCTCCGGAACCATCTCGTCCGAGTAGGAAGCGTTTCTCCAGCCATCGGGCCACGAACCAAGAGCCATTTTAATCCCTAGCGTATCTATATAACTATAATCTTCTCGTGCCCCACTTTAACACGAGGATCCACCCATATATCTACGCCGGCGGCTCTGGCATCGAGGCAGAACGCAACGTCCTCTGAGCACATATCCTCAAGGTCTTCTCCGATCTTCATGCGTTTGGGCGCGAACCACGGGTACGGTAGCCTCTCAAACACGCCCTTCTTCACCAGCACCCAGCCAAATCCGATGTAATCGGCTTTGAACGGAGATCGCATCTTCTCCATCTCTGTGGAGTGGATAAATTTGTAAGTTCCGTGCCGACGGAAGAAATCGTCGTCCATACTTTCTACGACTGGGGTGCATCCACCGGGCTGGGAATACCACCCAGAGGAGACAGGTTTGTCGAGCTTGAGTAGGGACTCGAAATCCTTTGTTTTAAAAGAGATATCCGAGTCTATCCACATCATGTAGTCGTATTGCACCCTGCCCCCAAAAGGTGATTGCTTGTTCCCCCTGGTTACGTCTGCTCCGGCAACTTTACATCTCGCAAAGTTCACCATTGAGCTGTAGTCCTGGGAGATAACTGTTCTTATTCCCATTTTCTGGCAATCTAAGATTAGTTGGGTAAAACTTACTAAAAACCTCCCAGAATAATGGGATCCTGGGAGGCAAAATACTACAGTCTTACCCAGATATGGCTGGTAAGTCAGATTCATGCAATAGGCTCAGCAGGAGCATCTACAACTTCTTCGGAAGCGGGGGCTTCAGGCGCAGGTGCAGGCGCAGGCGCAGGAGGAACGTATTCAGCAGTCGAAGCGCCTGAGGGATCTTCGCCGGGCACGGAGGCAGGAACCTCTAGGCCGTACTCGTAGATCCTCTGGGCGATATTCTGAACGGAGCTCTTTACGTAGGAGAACTCCTCGACAGAGTTTACACCCTCCTCGGCAAGAAGCCACTGGACAACAGTGTCCTTAGTTACATTCTCAAAATCGACAAAGTTCTCCTCATCAAGGCCTTCCACGGAGAAAGCTTTTGTTCCTCCGCAGGAATAGGAGAACGATGGAACCGTGACCGTTTCCACCCCATTCTCGTCTACGGATGAGACGCTGTCGGAGCTGGCGGAAACACCGAAGGAAGCCTCCACGATTACGTTGGAGAAATTTCCCTCGGAAAGTCTTTTCTTCACGGATCCGATGGTGAGTGTGTAGTTGATTGCCATTTTTCTTTAGTTAAGTATTTGGTATTTAAATCCTATGCCGAGGCAGGACTCTCCATAAAAACTACTTTAAACCCTTCCACGGCCGCTTGAGCTACAATCCAATCGTTTTCTACAGTAGAACCCGAAACCCCAACTCCTCCGAGAATCGTTCCATCAGGAGCGGACAGAGGAATCCCACCAGGGAAGGTGATAAGACCATTGTTGGAATGTTCGATATTGTATAAGCTGCCACCGGGCTGGGAGAGTTTTCCGATCTCCTGAGTTTCCATATCAAAGAAAGTTGCGGTTTTTGCTTTTTTAACCGAGATATCTACGCTTCCCACCCACGCGCCATCTTCACGAGCAAAAGCGACCAAGTTTCCGCCACGATCAACCACCGCGATATTCATCTTAGTACCGATCTCGTTACTCTTGGTAAGACCGGCGTTTATAGCTTGAATTGCTGCTGCAAAGTACATAAAACTACGTGTTTGTGTTCATTCATATTATACCACAGCATCTCGGACAAAGACCGTCGTTTAAAGATACTAGAGATATAGACTGTGATTTGCTATGGCTGACGCCACCTACAGAAGGTTTGATGTTAAGCACGGTATTAGCGTAAATGGCTCACCGTTTGTTGATGACAAACGCAACATAATTGTCAACGACCTGACCGTACAGGGCGTATCAACTGTCGTAGATACAAGGACGATTACTACTATCGACCCTGTTATTACTCTTGGGAATACGGGTAAGCAATACACAGCCGAAGCGATCATCTCTGGGACTCCAGGCAGGATCAAGTTTCCCAACTCTGTAGCGGGTAACGATAAACTAACACCGTTTGACGATATAGCTGTAGGAGACGCTCTGAAGTATGAGCTGGGAGTCGGAGGGACTTTACCCCAGGGACTAACAGACGGAGCGGTGTACTACGTTCTTAGTAAGGACGAGACCGTAACAAGTGCGACCTACAGAACGATAACTATCGCCTCCAGTCAGGGTGGCCAGGCCATCGCAATCAATACTTCAGGAAGCGGAGATCAAAAATTCACTCTCAATCCACTGAGAGACCTTGATCAGGATCTTGGTATCCAATTCCATTACGTAGACGGTACAGCGAAGAAGGGATTTTTTGGATATAAGAACCTAACCGATAATTTTACTTTCCTCTTAGACGCTACCTATAACGGCTCTGATACACAGGCTGATCAGCCCAGCCCACGTCCCGACTTCGCGGGTACCAAGGGTGGTATTGAAGTCAGATCCATAAAGTTAGAGCCTACCGCGGCGCTAACGTCCTCATCTCCAGCGGTTGATATAGATCAGACCTGGAACAGCGCTGGGGTGTCCTTCAAGGCCTTCGAGATAGATGTTGTGGATACCGCTTCGGCGGCTTCTTCGAGTTTGCTCGATATTGCCGTTGGTGGCAATCAGAAGCTCCTTCTCCGTAAAGATGGCGCACTGGCGATCAATAGCTCTTCCTACGGCGCCGCTCTTAACATCGATCAGGGCTCAATTGCTGAAAACACTCTGGTTAAGGGTTCCGCTACATGGAACAACTCGGGCATCACATTTACCGGTATTGATCTCCAGGTAACCGAGACGGCCTTCGCCGCTGGTTCTAAGCTTGTCAATTTCTACGCTTCGGCTTCTCGCTACCTCTCCGTAGATGCCTACGGTAAAACTGAGAACGAGGTCGAATTTACCGGTGGGTCCCTGCAGACCGCTCTAAGAGTCGACGTAACTGATACCTCTTCCGCTGCCGACTCCCTGCTACTTGATCTCCAAGTTGGTGGGGTAAGTAAGTTCAGTGTTGATAAGGATGGCGATGTTATTGCCGCTGGAGACGTTACGTTTAATGGCTCAGCGAACTTCGAAGATCACCTCGATATTCAGACCCAGCCCAACGGCTCTGGGACTTACGAGGATAATACAAGGTTCCAAACTTCATTCGTCACCATCGCCGCCGGAACTTCTACCGCCTCCGTGATCAATACGTTTGACAAAACACAGTACGTTACAGGAAAGTACCTGATTCAAATGAAGCAAGGAGTAAACTACCACTCGGCCGAAGTCCTCCTTATCCACGATGGATCGGGAGCCTTTATGACTGAGTATGCTTCGGTATGGAACGCCTCCATCCTAGGAACACTTGACGCAACAATTTCCGGTAACAACGTAAATCTCACCTTCACAGCCACAGCAGCTACCGTCGCTGCAAACGCTCAAGTCCAGGTGAGAATCACCCGTATCTCTATGACAGACTGATAAAAAAGAAGGGGCTTAACGCCCCTGTCCTCTATATCTCTTCTTTGCGCCGTTACGACTAGTAGCGGCTAATTTTGTATTACGAGACTGCCCCTGACGTGTGTTTTTGGGATTGGTTAGGATGAGTTTTTTACCGTTATTGAAAGTGATTCTGGCCATAAGTACTCGATAGACTGCTCTATTATATCATCTAGAGACCATTTTTAGGTTATATGATTTCGGAGAGAAGTACTTAATAACGTAGGAGATCAGAACATCGGACATAATCTCCCCGCAGGAGAACATGTCAATAGCACAGCACTCATTCTCCGGCCATGTATGAATAGAAAAATGGGATGTGGAGAGCAAAGCTAAATACGTGTATCCTCCCTCCCCAGGGAACTTATGAGATGACTCGCCAAGTACCTCGGCCATACAGTCTTTCAGTTCTGGGCTTACAAACTCTATAAAACTCTCCATCTCCCTGAGGAGGACCGGATCCACGCCAAAAAGATCGAGTAGAAAATGCTTTCCCATTTCAGAAGTTAAAAAGATGTATCTCTGAGAACTTAGGCTCAAATGTTAACTCAGAAACTTTAAACCCGGGCAGAACAAGATGGTCGAATTCGGGAAACAACTCTCTATAATCCCTGAAGATCTTACCTCTGCGCTCGAAAAGTCCAGAAACGCAAACTTTATATCCAAAAGAGCCGAGTTCTCTCACCACTCGCACGTATTTCTCCATCTCCCGCTCGTTCCACTTAAACCCGGCGCCGTAGACCCCAAATTCCGACGGGAGGTACATGTGAACAAATACGTTGTCGTTGATAATCCCCTCGGAGAAGGTGGACAGATCCTCTCTCCTGAAGAGAAGGTTTTTCTCCCGGCTTAGCCGGGACGTTTGAGCCAAGCCTTCGTAGTCGATGCTGGTGGGAGCGTACAAAGCATCGTAGCCTCTGCCTCTGTACCTATGCTTGAACCCACCTCCGCTCCAGAGTAGATAGAGCCTAGCGCTTTCCGCCGAGGATAGTCCACCAACCAACCCCAGCTCGTTGAATCTCTCACGGGCCATATAGTACTTTCTTCTGGTATAGTAATTACCAAAATCGGCCTTGAAGAACGATTTTAACGCATGTACGCAAGTAGAGGTTTTTATGAACCTGTGCATATCAACAATAAAAGGCTCCTTTGTAATACCTATGCCACCAGCACAGGAGTACAAAAGGGAGCCGGTTGTAAGGCAGATGTCGTAAACATAGAGATCGGTCAACTCCGGCCTCTGGAGTAGTAGTTCCGCTGTTGTTAGTGGCTCTCTACCGGCGTATTTGAACGTAAAAACGCTAGGGCTGGAGTTTTCTCCAAATTTTTCCATTATAGAAGCAGACGAGGTCTTGGGCATAGATCCTCACTGTCCCTGGAGGAGTAGAGTAATGCTTGTTTTTTCCGTCTCCAAAAGCCTCATTGAGTTGGTAGGTGACGTACTCCTCTGTATCCTTGACAATATTAACCGCTCTAGTAAGCAGATCGTGAATCTGCTGGTTGGTGAACCGGAGATAGTGCGCGGCCCAAATTTCTGAAGGAGCCGGAGGATTGGGAACGGTGACAGTGCGAATGAACTTGCACATCGCGTGCTTCGATCCACTATCCACCAACTCCTGAAGCTCTTGAAGCTTCGATGGCTTGATCTGGTGAAAAACATCCGATTGGATGTTGATTTTCACTGTCTTCATTGGTCTGAGAGATCGAATAAGAACTTGTTTACGTAGAAGTCGGCGAATTCCGGCGAGAAGTACGCCTTGAGGATCCCATGGGCGGGGTCGTTTGCAGCCATGTGAGAATCGTAGGCGGCGTGGGCGGAGCGATTACTCGGTCCGAGCGTTCCGTCCATAAGGGCCATGCGATACCTCCCTAAGTACCTGTCAGTCCAGTCAACGTACTCGGAGTAGAAGTCCTTGTCGGACTTCCGGATCCAAAACCTAGGCGAGAAGTACGTGGAAAGATCGTAGAACCTGGATTCCTCCGTAGTTCGCTCCGGAAAATCGTAGAGATACTCGTCGATCTGGGACTTGATGTACGACTCGTTCTGGGAAAGCGGATGAAAGTCCGTGGCGCCGAAGAATTTTTTGTCGGCGATGGTTATGTACTCTGTGCCAAAGATCGGAGTCTCTGTCTCCCAATTAGGATAGATTACGAGGGTTTGGGCGGTAAACTTACCCTCCACGGCCAATTCGCATAGGCGGGCGCGACGGATAATCTCACCCGACCATGTATAGGAGCGGATTTCCGCTCCGTCCTTCACCACCACCGGCTCCAGGCCTTCTGGCAGGAGGTTGGTCTCTTCCCACTCAGGGAAGGTCATGCGAATACTTCTAGTTAGTGACATCTGTGTGATCTAAAAATTGTCGGAGGAGAGTCTGAGTCTCCCGGTCGAGGCATACTTCAGAAAATTCACCGTATTTGGACTTATAGCCGAGAACGTACTTGAACGCATTGATTAGGCGCTTAAAAAATCTTGGGCGGTCGAGATACACGGAGAGATAGACAAAGTCCTCCTCTCCATCGAATTTTGTGAGCACGAAGAAGTGCTCATTGCTTCCACACGAGCAGAAAAAAGCTTCCTTCTCCATCTTATTTAGCTCCAGGGGGATGGAAGTCCCATCACTCCTTTCTCCTCGATGATTTTGAGCTCCTCGTCTGTTAGGACGTCACCCATGCATCCACCACTAGGACGCTCTTGCGGCGCTTTGGCGGACAAAGTAATAGAGATTGTTTTGTTCTCAAGGACTTCGATGTTCAGAAGATCGTCCTCCTCCCATCCTAGCTCTTCGAGAATAAAGTCGGGGATTGTGAGAGTGTAGTCCTCGTCGATCTCCCCGATCCAAGACTTAGTTTTATGGTTGGGTGTCATAAATTCCTGCCAGGCTTTGGTGAAATCGGAATGGAGAACGTCAGATTGGTACTTAAGCATCTCTTTAAGCCCGATGAGTAGGTTCATTGCCGTATCCTCATCAGAACTTTCGATGGCCGAGTTTGCAGCGTCGATAATCTTTTCCAGTGAGTAGAGATCGGTGATATGCTGCTCGAACTCGTTCATAAAAGGATAGAGTTCGTCGAATTTAGACATTGGACTCCTTCTTACGCAGCGTTTTGAGCTCTTTGTAGAGTGTTTTGATCTCCTGATAAGCATCTTCAGCGCTCATCTTGTGAGAGATCTCCAGTCCGGCGATTAGAGCCACTTTGTCGCCGAAACGAGCTAAAGCTCGCTCGAATTCTGTTAAATTCTCGTACATAGCTATTTGCCTAGAGTGTACCTACTAAGATTATACTCCGGATCCTGGAGCAAGTCAATCCTCTGTTCCAGTTCCGCAACCGTAATCTCAAGAGCCTCTATGCGATCAAGTAGATCCTCTTGACCATCTGCGGCATAACGGTCGCGGTAGTCGAAAAGATCTCGGAAGATTCTAATCATTTGTAACGCTCCTGTAGTATTCGTTGTAGCGCATAAACCTTTGCAAAGATGGAGTAACACCAAGACTATAGCAGCATTCTAGGTAAGAATGCCACTCATACCATGGGGTTGTAGGGTCTAGCGCTGGAAGATCTGGGTTGCCTAGCGTCGCTCTTCCCCTCCAAGGACTTTGCGAGCAGTTCTGTGTAACGCTCCAGATAAGCCGAGTCAAAAGCTGCCACGCCGGTTTGGCGAATCTGCTCGTGCATCTTTTGGAGCTGAGTGTAATCATTCTGGTTCATCTAATGGCAAACTCTTAGAGGTGTTTCTCAAAATCATCTTTGATCTGAGCTTGAGAATAAAAGTATCGTAGCGAAGGCGCGGGTAGAATTTAACCCAGAAAATCGCTCGGTGGTACTGAATCACCGCCATCTTCCACAACAGAACAATGAACTTACTTACGTTTGGGTCAACGTACATCATGTAAGCTACTACGAGAAATAGGCTTGCCAGAGAAACGTAGTACAGTTGGAAATTCATCTTTCAGTCCCAGAAGATGTCAAGGACCCTTAAACTGCGTAGTAGCGTGGAGGAAGGGACGAACCTGGACCCGTTCTTCCCATCGCGCTTTAAATCCTCTAGCATCTGAAGTGCTCCTCGAGTAACAGGATTATCCTCGACATAATCGCTGTACCGGTACACGTTAAACTTCTCTATCTTTGTAAGAAGCTGATTGAGATTGCTTTGCCAACCTTCCCTCTTGGCGCCGGAGATGTCGTACTTTGGTTCCGTGATCCACTCGGTTAGTCTTGAGAGGCCATTTTCGTCCTCCTCGGACCACTGCATGCGAGTGTGCGCGAAGTGAAGGCTGATCTTCTCCGGGTCATCTACCTCCCATAGATAAGTCTTAACGTGCTCTGAAGATTCACCATCGCACATTATTATATCGTGCTCGTCAAAAACTCTAAAAACTACATTGACTCTGAGCCACTTGTACTCCGAGTCCGGCCTGCACTCTCTGTACGAGAGGTGGAGGATTTGAGGGTCTTGTTCCATGGTTCTATTTTACCACAAGAGAGGTTCAAGTTGGGCCACGTTGCACGTATTATTTCAGCGAGTTTGTAAGGAGTGGACTCGTCGATCATAAAAAAAAAAGGCCCCTAATGGGGCCCGGTGGGTTTGAGTATCAGCCAATCGTCGGAGCCGTCAGCGCCACGGGAGTGACATCTGCAGCAGCCAGATCGAGAGGGAAGTTGTGAGCATTGCGCTCGTGCATCACCTCGAATCCAAGGTTGGCTCGGTTGAGAATATCGGCCCAAGTATTAACAACTTGACCACTGCTATCAAGCAGTGACTGGTTAAAATTGAAACCGTTGAGGTTGAAGGCCATGGTGCTAACACCTAGCGCCGCGAACCATATTCCGACCACAGGCCAAGCAGCAAGAAAGAAGTGAAGAGAACGGCTATTATTAAAGGATGCATATTGGAAAATTAGGCGACCAAGATAACCATGAGCTGCGACAATATTGTATGTCTCTTCTTCCTGACCGAACTTGTAGCCATAGTTCTGGCTCTCTACCTCTGTCGTCTCGCGAACGAGGGACGAAGTGACCAGAGATCCATGCATAGCAGAGAACAGAGAACCGCCAAATACACCAGCCACCCCAAGCATATGGAAGGGGTGCATGAGGATGTTATGCTCCGCCTGAAAAACAAGCATGTAGTTAAATGTTCCACTAATGCCGAGCGGCATAGCATCAGAGAAGGAACCTTGTCCAAAGGGATACACGAGAAACACTGCAGAAGCAGCAGCAACGGGTGCGCTGTAGGCAACACAAATCCAAGGACGCATACCGAGTCGGTAAGAAAGTTCCCATTCACGGCCCATGTAGGCATAGATACCAATCAGAAAGTGAAATACTACCAGCTGGAAAGGCCCACCGTTATACAACCACTCGTCGAGGCTAGCAGCCTCCCAGATGGGGTAGAAGTGAAGACCAATGGCATTGCTGGAGGGAACAACGGCACCTGAGATGATGTTGTTGCCATACATCAGCGAACCGGCCACCGGCTCACGAATTCCGTCAATGTCGACGGGAGGGGCCGCGACAAAGGCAACGATAAAGCAGATAGTAGCCGCGAGGAGGGTGGGGATCATCAGAGTACCGAACCAGCCCACGTAGAGGCGGTTGTTGGTGGATGTGATCCACTCGCAGAATTGCTGCCATGCGTTGCTTTGCTCGCGTTGAGCGATTGAAGCTACCATAGTAGTAATACGGGTTGTCGAGTTTCTAAGAAATGAGGAAGGTTGGGCCTCCCACCCCTCTATTATAGAGGAAAAAGCCGGAAACCCGCACTTCTCTACGTATCCTTTAACCAAATGTTAGGAAACTATGACAGAGCGGATAGTAGCCGCGGGACCACAGCGTCGGAGGAGTAGTAAGCACGGATAAGGTCCACGGAGTTCCTTCTCATCCGATAGTACTCGGTGTGATCGTTCCACACCTCGTCGAGGATTTGAGCGAATCTCTCCGGCTCCAGAACTTGCGGACCTCCTTCCTTCAAGTGGCGGTTGTCGTCATCGACTGATAGAAAAACACCTGTGGAACTCAGTGTAGTGTCCGTTCCTGGCAGCGTAACAGTCTCAAGGAAGTGGCGGTGAAAGACAGGGACTGCGAGCAGGGCCGCTTCCAGGCCTTGGTACTCGAAATTATTTCCGTAATCGAGATTATTGTGCTCGAAGGAGCGGGGATGGGAGGCAAAGGCGCTCTCCGAGATACGTCTAAGGCCCCTCTTATAGTCGTAGGACCCAATAACGTACATGAAATCAGGATTCTGTCCTTCCTGATCTATCAAGTCGAATAGGTCGCTATTAACCCGAGCCGATGAGAAAGCCGATGGCGCTCTGACAGGCTTATAGAAGTTATTTGTCTGATACCACTTCACTTTTCCCTCGTAGTTCTTGAGCTGCGAGTAACCGGCAATTGATCTTTCGAAGCCAATCATCTCCGTCACAAATCCGCGGTCCGCAAGAACATTGTGGAGATTTAGAACAATGCTTCCACGCTTCCACGCCACGGCACGAGCGGCGTTGATAAGACGTTTATGTCTTCCCTCCTTCTCCAGGGTCATAAGATCCTGGACAAAGGGTACGTGGAAGAAAACATCCATCTTCTTCGCCTGCTTGGTGATGTTTCTCTTCTTCAACCACGAGATGAAGCCGGATTTGGTCTCCGTGAGGGAGTGGCAGAGAAGCCCATCGCACGCCTCGATGGCATTAACGTAATCCGCGTTCCTGCCGATGCTTAAAAAGTGGTGGTCGTGATTGATCATCCACTTCGGCACTTTGATCGGATCGATGATGAACTCTACGTAGTTATCTACGATCACTTGAGACGCATTTTTGGCAGGTACGCTAAAAACCAGAGCTAAGTCGTAGTTTTTATTGATACTGCGAACCATCTCCGCGGCTTCGGAGAAGGCAAATACCTTGATATCTATGTCTGTGGAGGTGTCTGGGCGACCAACGTTCAGATTAAGAGCAAATATGTCACACGTAGACTGATTATCGTCGAAAAATGCTTTGAAGTGGCGGGCGTAGGTACTCACCCCACATCCCTCCACTCCACGGAGCATTAATATGGCCGTTCTGGGCAATTTCATTTAAAGTAGTGGCTTATGTTACGCTTTAAACCGCTCAGATGGCTGTTATGTTGGCCATCCAGTCTTTGATTGCCACTTCGAGGTCCTTAAGGCGGTCTTTCTCCCGGCCTTCCATGAATTTATTCCAGCAATGCTGCCCTCTTTTCGGCAATCCGCGCTTAATGGCGTCTTGCTTCATCTTCTCGAGCTGGGTTTTGCGCTCCGCGCGCCCTTCTCGGGTACTTAGGGACTTTTCGTGCTTCCAGTCCTCTACAAATTGACTCCACTTTGCCTTTATGTCGGTACTACCAGCATTATCCGCGAAGAATTTCGCGAGTTCTGTCCTCTTCATCCCCATCTTCTTCCCCTCCTCCTTGATTTTGTCCTTGGCTGAGGGTAATTTCACCCTACGGGTGCCACTCGATGTGGTCGTTTTCGCCTTTTCCACACCGATCTCCGACTTATCGACGATTTTAGTCCGACGTTTGTCCGCAAATTCCTTCAGCGACTCGACTTGGGCGATGATATGGGCGTTCATCTGAGCCTGATCTCCAATAATACCCATCAGAAGGGCCACCTGGACCTCCAGATCGAACTTCTGGGACTGTAGTTCGAGCTTCTCCGCGTTAACGAGTCGGCTGAGCGGCATTGCCAGCACCGCGGAGGTCTGAGCATCGCTCAATTTCCACCGCTTTTTCAGCTTCTCGGCTGCCGTCTCTTTGGTCTTGGAGGAGCGGATCAGCTTCACCACCTCATCGATGTCCGCGAGGATGGTCAGAAGGCCATCGAGGATATGGATTTTGTCATTGAGGCGGTCGCATTCGGCCCTGTAGCGGTTACGAAGTGCTTCGCATCGGGCATCGTACCACTCCGCGATGATGTCCTTGACTCCGAAGATGGTGGGAAGGCAGCCGGAGATGGCCGTAGCGTTAACACCTATGGTGTCGTAGAGATTCGTAAAGGCCAGGAGCTGACCGATTACCTCCTGTGGGTCGGTACCCGTCTTCAGGATGACTTGAATCTCAATACCGTCGCGGGACGAGTGGTCTTGGGCGTCGATAACTCCAACAATCTTCTCACTCTCCACTCCTTCCTTGAGTTTTTCGAGGAATCGCTCCGAGCTCCCGCTAGCCAGAGAGGTAATAATAATAGCATCTCGTGTGGACCTTTTGCCATGGGCGATCTTCTTAACCTCCCATGTTCCATAGATTTTCAACGATCCTGAGCCCTTATCGAAGGCTTGGAAGACGCAATCGTCGTTGAGGATCCGGGCACCGTTGGGAAGATCGGGTCCTTTGATGAACTTGAAGAGAGACTTGGAGGTGAGGCGGGGATTCTTGATGTACTCCGTCACCCCTTTGATCACTTCACCGAGATTATACGAGATGTGATGGCAGGCGTAGCCAGCGGCGATGCCCTGAGCCCCGTTGATGAGGAGGCTAGGAAGCATCGGGACAATCTCTACTACCTCCTTTGTCGAGCCGTCGTAGTTATCCCTCCACTGGCAGGAGTGCTTATCGATCTCGTCCACCAGCATGCGCTGAGTCAGCGCTGTTGACTTGACCTCAAGATATCGTGCAGCGGCAGGAGCGTCCTCAGAAATGGATTGTCCAACACTCGGCCCGGATTGAATGCTACCACCAACGTTCCCGTGTATATCAGTGAGTAGGTAACGAAAGGCCACAGATTGGCCCATGTTAATAGCCGTTCCGGCGCATCCACCCTGCGGGTGGTAGGAGCCGAGGACGTGGCCCTCGAGCCTTGAGACTTTCTTGTATTGTCCATCGGGTTTTAGGCTAAGGTCCTTGAGACCGAGAATGATGCGACGCTGAGCGGATTTGAGTCCGTCAACGACACTTGGAAGAGCTCGGTTAAAGATGGCGACGGAGTACGTCAGATAACTACTCTGAAGCTCTTCCGAAAGGGAAACTTGAAGGACGTTCTGAAGCGGCACTGCGGCAACCTACTACTATCTCAAGCCATTCTATCACACGTTCAGAGCTTACTGTCCGTCTCCTTCACATTTCGTGACAGGAGGAAGTAGCCGATCTCCTCATTGAAGTACTCCAGGTACGTCTCCTGGCCATCGAGAAGGAAGTTGTTGTAGTAGTCCTTAGCGATATCGATCTGATCCTGATCATCCTGCATCTCTATCGGGTAGACGGACTTCAGGCATAGAGTATCATCATCGACGATTTCGTATATCTCCACGACCTGACCGAGGACCGGATGCTCGAAGTTGACATTGTACGTCTCCTCATCGACGCGGAGTACCTTATTGATGATGTCTCCCCTATCGAGGAAGGCAGCGTCTACGTAGATCTCGGGCCAGTACCGCTCCTTTCTCATGAAATGTGGGTTAAAGTGTATCGTGATATAATACCATAAACCATTAAGTCGCAACTAATCCCGTGCTTTCTCTAAAGGACTCCAATCAGAAACCGATTAAGTACAGAACTATTCGCGTTCGCGAAGAGGTCGCTGCGCAGCTCGATGAGTGGAGAGACCTATTCGAGGACGCCTCGATGTCCGAGGTGATGTGGAGGATATTCGCCCTGGCGAGAAGGGAGCTGAAGAGGGTGAGGGATAAGAAGCGCAAAGCGCGGGACCGGTTTGTTACTGAACGTAAACCGGCCGAGGAGCTAGTTGACTTGATCCCGCCAAAGGGAGTAGAATAGAGAGGCGTAATTAGCCCAGTAAAATGGCACAGCAACTAAAATCCCTCTTCCGAAATAAGCTCTGGGTCGAGTACCAAGGAGACGTGTATCGCCAGCAGCATAAGATGGGTTACTGCGGAGTGTGCGGAAAAAAGACCCACTATAAGTCCGTGTATGCCGTGGAGTACTGCTGCAGCGAGGAGTGCTCCCGTGAGATGTGGTACGATATCTTTCTCAAACTGATGACCGACCGCAAGCGGGGTCGGTGATATGCCCTCCAGCGATACTAAAAAAGACCTCGCTTTGGCTCTCGATGAGAGCACTTCGGAGAACAAGCTCTTTGCGCTCTGGAGGACGAGTAGGTCGGTAAAAGTAAGAAAAGCCGTGGCCAGCAATCCCAACGCTGGCCCAAGGCTCCTGAAGGAAGCGGCTCGGCTCTATCTAGAGGAAGTGCTGAGCAATCCGGGGTTCTCCATGCTCGAGTTATTCGACGATGACCCCTGGCTGATGAAAGTCTCCGCAGCCTATAACAACCCCTGGGACTTTCTACTGACCAACAGAGGCACGTTAGGGTTCTCAAGGACACAGTCCCAGGATTATTTTGGTTGGGCGATACTGCTGAGCCCCAATCTCGATTCGGCGAGCTTAGATAAGTGTGTTCAGTACATGTCCCTCGGGGCTTTTAGAAGGGCGATTAAGACGCCGGCGACTCTGGGGAAAGTTCAGGAGATCTACCGGTCCGCGCTAAACTACGGCACGACTTGGCCTTTCTCCCTGGAGACTCTGATCATTCTGAGCAACGAGAATGTCATTACTCAGGAGGAGGTGTTTGCTGGGCTGAGCAATTACGGCTTGGGATCAACCTCAGCGTCCAAGTCGACATTCACAAAGTACATCAAGAAACTCCACTGCGCGTACGCAACCGACTCCTTTCAGAGAGACTTTATCCCGAGGCTTTTAGGCAAGCTTCTTCTCGTGAGTAGGTCACACACCATGCACTGGATGTGGAACTCCTTTACAACTCAGGAAGTACTAAGTTGGGCTGGGGATCTTTACGCCGCGACTCTACGGCATATGATCAAAGTCGTGGGAAGCAAAATAAGTCTTGTGGTTGATAATCTTAGAGCGGTGGGATGCATCGTCACTCATCTACTGAACTTCAAATTCATCAAGAAGAACGGACCGACAACCTCCCAAGATCTCACGGACGCTTATAAATTTGTCAAAGCGTACGGACTAGAAGATCAGAAGTTCTCCAGATTTGGACTCGTTCTTACGAACGACAAAACTATGGATGAGCTTGATAAGTGCGAGATCGAGGTAAAGGAGTTCTTCTGCAGAGCTGGTTGCTTAGGTAACTGGGCGAGTGCCAGCGACTCCAATACCAAGTACAAGATCCTCAATGACGTAAATAATCACATCTACGCCAAAAACTCTATCGATGTCGAGCGCCTCCTCTATACCAAGTGTTCCACTCGTAAGGTGATCAGCCTAGACGATGATACTTACATCCTGTAGTTAGCTGGTAAGCTTGTACCTAACCACAAAACTTTCCAGCTGAGAGTCGTACTCTCCAGACTGCAGAGAATACATCTTTTCGGTATCCGATTCATCCTCCTCGCGCCATTGCACAAAAGCGGGGAGAATGGACCTGGATACCGTTTTTTTGATGGCTGAGATGGCCTGCTCCGTCGTGCTTAAAATCCGAGTTTTGAACCGCTTTTCTATGTCTTCTATCTCCTCTATAGGGAGGTGGCAAAAAGCCGCGAAAACAAGGCTTTTAATATCGAAAGTAGGGGACGGGCAGAGGGCCCTCTCTGCCGTTTTCTCGTTGTATAGTTTTACAGCTCGCTGGTAGCAGTTGAATATCGAGAGGGTCTTGCGCTCCGGTAGGAGCGCGCCTAACTCCCGCTCAAGCAGCATCAGCGCTCCGGCCACCGCTCCCGGCCCCACGTTGGTTATGTACGCCTTGTCCAGAACCTGATCCATCGTCATGCCCTCCACCTCGCAGAACTGATTCTCCCACTCCTCAAGAACCTCTAGTTGCTTGGTAGCTTTGCTGGGTATCCGATTATTCTGATTCCACTTAAAACCGTTCTGCTGAGCGAACTCCAGTCTGTTGGTAAAATCGCTCGGTAGTTTTGTAGTATCTAACTTAGCAACTTTACTATTCTGCGGAGAAGCCATCACCCCCTCAACGAGGGATTTAACAGCGTAGGGAGCGTAGGCGTTACCGCGCAGAGCCTTGGCCACCTTCACGATCTGATTGATCCGGCCCTTACTCAATCGCATCTCTGAGATCTCCGATCGGAGCTCCTGGATCTCGAGCTGGGCTTTCAGATACATCGCTTCCATGCGGCTCTCTGCCGCGACCTGGTCTCTTCTAAGATCGAGGATGTTCGTCTCCAGAAGAGTCACCTTCTGGATAAAAGCACCCATGGCTAATTTTAATCCATCGAAGTAGCGTCGTAATTCCAACTCCGTAAAGGAGCGCTGGTCCAGCTCCAGAAGAGTCTGGCTTAGCTTCTCGCGGGACTCGGCGGAGGTTATATCCCGAAGAGCGTAGCTGTCCCGCAGCAAAACTATCTCGGAGTTATTAGCCATGTGGTTTAGCCGTTCAGTAAACTTTAAACCGTGGACATACAAACCGCCATTTGTCCACCTCACCGAGCACCATTTGCGGCCAAAAATCCCCACCGACAAGCCCCCCACCCCCCCTTCACAAAAACTGCTAAAAAGAATGTGAAGAGGGGGGGTCCCCCATGCATGGAAACGCGCGCGAGTTGGATTTTTTGCAAAGTCGGAGCCAGACGCCGCAAGGGCCGCGGTTGCGCGTAGTGACCAAAATCCACGCAATCGACCCCCTTCACACCACAATCAGCCACCCCCTCTCACACTTTTGAGTGCAAAAATGCACTGTTTTTGGCCATAAAAATGTGAAGGGGGGTCTGTGGGCCGCTCGCGGGGCCGAAATGCTGTGACAATTTTGTGTGTCAAAAAGTGCTAGGAATTGTGACAATATTGTGACAATGATCGCCCGCCTCCAAAGCCGATTCACGAGCTGGTTTTGGGTGCCACGAAGTGGCTACCCGCCCATTGACAGGACCAGCCTTCCTATGATATGATTGTCACAGTTTAATGTCATCGTTTAAAGACATGTAGAAACGACCGCAATGTGACTGTTTAGCACAGCATTATCACATTTGCCACTACGCTGTGTAACCCCACCCTCCCAACTGTGACAATTGGCCCGGCCCCCGCGTTTTTTAAACGCATATGCCCAACGGGCATGCTGTGCCCGCCCGCCTGCCACGACTGTGCGCTTGGAGGCCTCGCGCGT